CCAAAGAAATCGATTGATCTCGATCCCAGTATTCTCCTAAATAAATTCATATTACCTCCTTAGTTATCCAATTATTTAGATAACTCACTTATTGGTCTTTTTCGCTGGCATTGCGCGAGAACCGAACCAAAAACTAATTATTGCTGCAAATAGAGCCTCAGTTTCATCATCCCACACAATATCAATAGTTTGATTTAAATCTGCATCTATTTGTATTGCTTGCCATACAAGTACTACTTTAATACCTATAAATGTCAATACAAACACATAAGTTATAAAAGGTCTTACAAATGCTCTTAACGAGTTTATAAAACCCCCTTGTTGACCTAATGCCTTATCATGTTCAAGAAGCATTTTCTGTTCATCAAAATCTTTTTTTGCTTCAAACAATTTAATGTCTAAATCTACACCTGCTTTTTTTGCTTCTATCTGTAATTTAAATTCTTCTTGTTTTGCTTTCTTCTCTTCTTTTTCTTTAAAGAAGTCCATTATGGTAGGTACAGTAGAAGTAGCAAATCCTAATACACTTCCTAATATTGTAAGCATTATAACCTTTCAAAAATTATTCACATCCACACAGATCATCTGCTGAACATTCACAAGGATCACAAGTACAACCCTCACAATGACAATGTTCGTTATTACACATATTTTCTCCTTTTTTTCTAATATTTAGATAACAAAAAAGCCCACCAATACAAAAGTATTGATGGGCGCATCGAATTAGTTAATCGACTTGACTTTATTTTTTCCAATAGGAATTAAACGTGCTCGTTTTTCCTCTGGAATTATTCTTTCAAGTTCAATGGTTAACATTCCATTCGTTAAATCACAACCCTTAACTACAATGTCATCAGATAATGTAAATTCTCTTTCAAATTGCCTTTTAGCAATTCCACGATGTACATAATTATCTTCTGGTTCCTGATCCGATTCCTTCTTAGAACGAATATTAAGAACTTGACTCTGTAATGAAACTTCTAAATCATCTTCATTTAGACCAGCAATCGCAAGTTCGATGAAATATTTTTCATCTCCTTCTCTCCGAATGTTGTATGGGGGATAATTTGTATTGTTCGCCGTATTGAAATCAAAAACCGATTCCCAACGATCAAACATTGAATCAAATCCTACGGAAAATCCTAGAACTTTTTCTAAATCACCAAAATTTAAAGGGGTGTGTGCTGCGCGAAGTACCATAATTCCTCCTTATAAAGCGAGGTTAATAAAATAACGATTCTCTTTCGCTTGAGCAATCGTTGTGTAAAAGAGGTTTCCACTATGGACAACCTCAGTCAATGAACCCTTCTCCTTTGAAGAAGTGTCCAAATCTGTGTTTTATAACTATCCAAATTAGTTCACTAAACGAATCTGCTGTATATTCACCAGAGTCTTTTACTACTAACTTAAATTTTGTTTTCATCATTACTTGTAATTAAAAGAAGGGGCCAAACAGTAGTTTGTACCCCTTCAGTTCTACTTCCATAATATAAAATTCACTTAGGTTTATTATATCATGGAATTTGGATTTGTCAAGATCCTTTACTGACCTCTACTATAGATGCCCCAAAGAACCCATAACGCAACTAGACCTACAAGACCTTCTCCACCAAGTTTTGCAACTAGTGCGAGAACGTTTCCTACAATGTCTATTCCAATAAATGGAATCGCTGCGGCTCCTGGCCAGATTATTTGTAAAACCACTCCAAGAGCGATTAATGCAATTCCGGCTTCGGTAAGGCTGCGCATCCATCCGACTGCTTTATCTAACATATAAACTCCGTTAAATTAAGTTAAAGACTAACTGGTAGTTATTTACGTACCAGTTGAACCAAATCCACCTTCTCTATCTGTTTTTTGAGTTGGTGCTTCATCAGACTCATCCAATGTATATTTTTCACATCGAACTAGTTCTCCTTGGCATATCCTGTCTCCATCATAAATCTTTACGGGTACATTACTCATATTCGTAACCATTGCAAACATTGGATCAACATAATCACTATCGATAATCCCTTCACAATTTGTAAGATAAACTCCCTGTTTAAATGCCATACCAGATCTCGAATGTAATCTAACAGAAAATCCCTCTGGTATATCTGCGATAAGCCCTAGAGGGATCAACATTCTTTCTTCATTATTGATTGGTATAAATGATCTATTACTATTTATATCAAATGAAACTTTTCTGGGTAGTACTTTAGTAGCTATTGCCTGATAATACTGAACTTCCTCACCATTTATCAAATTTGCATATAAATCAAAACAAGCTGATTGTTTTGTTGCAAATGTTGGTAATATGGCTTGTTCGTTCAATCTGTAAAATTTTAAAGATGTACTTGTATTGGTTGTTGGTGATGACTCTGTTTTAGTTACCACCTTCTTCTTCGCCGTACTCATAATTTACTTTCTTACTTCCAATATTGTATTTTGCGGTTAATGCCCATTCATCTTTTTCTTTATATGCTAGAATTTTTAATTGATTTAACGGGACAACTAATGCAGAAGATTGATCAGGATTTACTAATTTAATTAATCCCCATTCTGCTAATAAGTTTGCTATTGTGTTTCTTCTCGCTTGATCATTTTCTGAAAAATTGGTTGGTTTACCATCAAGTGCAAATAATTCTTTAAAGTGTACAATAAAATATCTTCCTTGTTTATGTAATATATGACATGATTGATACAGAGTTTTATCTTTTCTGGATGCTACTCCAATTCTAGTCAATGTCTCTCTAATTTTTAAAAAATCATCAGGTTCTGTTAATGTACATTCCACCATCTCATCTATGTTTACTGTCATTATTTTTCTCCATTCCACCTTTTGCAAGTTTTCTCTTAATCTCTTCGATATCCTCACTAGAAAGGATTTCAAGAGCATCCTTTGCTTTTTCATTACCGAAACCAAAATACTCTTTGACTAGTTCTAGATTATCAATTTTGTCTGGTTTCAACCACTTAGACCATCTCTTTCTTGGTCTAATGTTATTTAGCAAATAATCGAATTGGAGCTTGTGGTCAATAAAATGTAACCTATTCATTTCATTGACTTGTATAACAGTATCTTGAAAAAACGATAAACCACGATTAACAAGAAAAGGTACATAATCCTTTTCAGCCAATGGATCACCATCTTTCATGATATTTTTATGTGTATTGATTGCTTTTATAAAATCAAATGGTCCCATAAATCTTGTGTTACTTTCATATCAAAAATCATGTGATACCTAAATGTATCACCTTTATTGTATACGGAGTGGGGTTTTCTCTTATCCATATACCAATATTCACCTTGTTTCATAGAATATTTATGAGTCTTTCCCTGAAGGTCTTGTAATTGAAAATATGTTTCAGGATTAGATTTCATCACATAATGTATTCTTGCCGTTTTACCAATCTGTATTCCGGCATTCATTTTGTCGATACCTTTATCACTATGTCTTGATATATTACCACCTTTTGGAGATACTTTAGCAACTGCTAACCACAAACAGTCATCAAAAGTGGTTATCTGATTGATAATATTCTCAATAATAGGAAATCTCTTAATATATTCTTCGTTTAAATCGCCCCTAAGACCTTGTTTTGCTTTTTTAGTACCATAAGTAACTATTAATGGTATTATTTCGATAGATGTCCACGTTTTATCTTTACCACCATAAGATTTTTGATGATCTGCTATTCCCCATCCATCTTTCACGTATTCATCTAATTCTTCTGAAAATTCATCTAATCCTTCAATATATGGATAATCTAATCTACAACAAGGAATATTTTCATGTTTTCCTAATCCTATTTGTTTTTGTTCTCCAGAATAATATACTCCTCTAACTTCTGCTGCTACCGCGTCTATTCTTGAAGATAACCAAGTTGCATTAAATTCTTTAGCAACCGCTTTATCTCCTTCATGTTCCATATTAATATGAGTAAACCATAAATCACGATCTCCGAATGTTGATTCTCTCATTTTCGAAATATGATTTACTACATTTTCTCTATATCCTTCTTTGTAGAAAAATCTCTTGATACAGATATCTCCTACTTTAATTTGACCAACAACTTGATTAGAAAAATCTTTTACTTCTCTACTTGTTTTAGCCTCACTACCTATTATACCATAGTTTTTATCATTGTCAACAAACAGTTTTCCATTGAGGTGATTCTCTTGAACAGTACCCCAATGAACCTTTGCAAATGGATTAATCTGAACTTCTCCATCATAATCCATGAATAATTGACTAACTTCTTTAAACTGCTGTAATTCCATAAAATTATTTATGCTTTTGCATCTTCACATCTTTTTTTCCCCTTCTCAAAATATTCATCAGAGGGTTCACAGCACAAATAATTTCTATTTGTGTTTATAGCGGCTACCGCAGTAGTACCACTTCCGGCATAAGGATCAACTACTGTATCTCCTTCATTAGAATGTTTTTTAATTAATTCCTCAAACATCGGTAAAGATTTTTGAGTAGGATGAAATCTATCTTTTCCGCCATATATTGGATAATCATAAATTCCATTATCATATTTACTGTTAAATGTTGCCTTACCACCTTTTACACAACTAATAGCTATCTCTCTTGCATTTGATAGATATGTTGCATATTGATTGACTGGCATTGGATTTGATTTAACCCATTCAATAAATCTATGTTTGGAAAATTTACTTAACAACTTTGACAGAGTTTCTATTTTCCATATATCAAAAAATATAATACATGAACCACCAGATTTTAGTATTCTATAAAATTCATTTATCGCTTTTTCTAAATCATCTATAGTGTAAGAATTATCCCACTCACCAAATTCAGTAGTTATAGCATATTTCTTTCCAAATTTTTCATCTACCTTTCCACCCTTCTCTAAACTATTTTTATAGGATTGCATCCCAGATTTTCTAGAGATAATATACGGTGGATCTGTAAGAACCAGATCAACAGAATTATTTTTAATCGTAGAAAGTAATTCTAAATCTGTTTGTTTAGTGATTGATGATTTCAAAATTTTCTCCTGCTAAATCTTTAGTTGAAACTGAACCACCTATTCTCGGATCTTTTTTACTAGGATTTTTCCAACTATTTGTCCATTTAGGCATAAGTAAGTTACAAACTGTTTCTGCAGGAACTTTAAATGTTTTTACGAATTTCCCTTCCTCATAATTGATGATAGACCAAAAATGAAAAGGATCACGAAAAATCTTTTTCAGACAATAATCTTCTTGTTCATTCCAATCTTCATATCGACTTGTTCCATTGTATGTAAAAGAGTTTGTCAATTCTTGACCCTTCGCGCCAAGACCTTTCCAAGCAGAAGCTTTAAACTCCGCTGTTACACCATCTTTATCTTTTCCATCAGAACCACCACCTACTTTCTCTAATTCAAAACCAAGAATTTCAGCCTGTAACCACTCAAATGCTCGATTATAATTAAATGGATTACCAAGTGTTTTTTTCTTAAACCACTTCAAAACATAAAATAAAATTTCTTTCATTTCTGCCCTAGAAGCAGTTTCTACAATACTAAAGTCTCTCATTAGAAACCCCTCGCCCAAATTTTCCTTACAGATTTACCATTTACATAAATGGACATAGTATCAAACACATCAAAGATAGTGCCGACTAACTTTTCCAATTCATCAACTGCACGGAGATGTCCAGTTTTCACATTAATATTTTCCCAAAGGGAATCGTTATTGCGAATCGCAATCATTGCTCTCATCAATTTGTTAGCTTCATCTACAGTTTCAACTGTTTTTACGACTCGTTTTCTACCCGCTCTGAACTCAAACATATTCTCTCTCATTAAGGTTATTACTCATTGTTCAGTTATATTATACCACGGTTTTGATGAAAAAGTCAAGTGTTTATTCAAAAAAATCCAATAAAGGTGAAGAAGCATTGATACGTGCTTCTGCAATCTCAAAATATTCCTTCTCCCGTTCAATTCCCACAAAATCAAATCCTTCATCCTTCGCAGCCATTCCAGTAGAACCTGAACCCATAAATGGATCAAGAACAATTCCACCTTTTGGAGTTACAAGGCGACAAAGGTATTTCATCAACTCAATCGGTTTGACTGTTGGATGATTATTTTTGGTAGGATTGACTGTTCTTTGTTTCCCACTAGAAGTATTTACACTATTAGTTCTTATAGATGGTAAATTAGTACAATCTTCTGTATTGTGTATCTTTTCTTCCATATTTTCCAATCCCCCGTTCCTTTCATTTCTAGAAACTTTTGGACAATAGAAGAATCGTGCCCACTCTTGTTCTAAACCATCGTGCATCACATTTGCTGGAAATCTACCCAACTCACTTGATCCTTGATCTTCTCCTGCATATCCACCAACATAAACATCTTTTGCCATCTTATCAGTTTTCCAAGTTCCTTTACCGCCCAATCTTGGATCATCACCTTCAGATAAATCTATTCTACAATCATCAATATTGATACCACCTGTTCCATGTTTCAAAACATTATCTGCGACAGTTCCTTCAACTGGTTTCCTCGCCATAACAACAGGTTCGTGTGCTGGTTTGAGTGCAGTTCCCCAACCTTTTCCGATATTCATACTCTTTGGAAATCCTGAACCATACAACCACATAAGTTGATCTCGTACTTCAAATCCTGCTGATTCAATACCACAAGCCAAATGATGATAAGTCCTTGAAGAACTAAATGCTAAAATATAACCACCTGGCTTTAATAACTCTAAACACAAAATTGCCCATTCGTTACACCATTTCTGAAAATCCATATTTTCTTTGTGAGTAGTCATTCTCATTCCTGCTCCCAAATTTGTAACTACTTGACTCTTGGTAACTTTAGTACCTTTAAATTTATCCCAATCCTTACCCATAAAATGAATACCGTATGGGGGATCTGTAACAACAGAATCAACTTGAATTCCATCATCAATCATCTCTTGCATTTGTTTCATGCAATCTTCATTATATAATTTCATCCGAAAAAACTCTCTAATGGATTTTTTTGACCATAATGCGTCAAATACGTTTCTTTAATTCTTTCCTTATGATTCTTGAGGTAGATAGTGTGACAACCATCTTGAAAAGTCTTTTTTGGTCTGAATAATAATTCATCTGAAAGTTTGCCAGAAAAAGCTTTTCTTAACATTGGTTTCCACACTCTATCGGCTGTTTGCTTATACTTCGGGGGAATTCTCAAACAAAATTCGACCAAATCTTTGTGAAGAAATGGTGTTCTTAATTCTACTGTTCCACCATACATCATTGCTTTGTTGGTTCGTATTAAATTGTTTTTGTGGAGATTTACTACCAGCTTATATCGTTCTTTGATGTAATCTTTATCTTCATAGTTCCACGCAAATACATGTCCATAGGAAGCAAACAATTCATCACTACCTTCTCCACCAAAGACGACCTTAAACCCTTCATCATGAATTCTTTTGGAAAGTGCTAATTGAGCAACCGCCGGAGAAACTTGTGTCCAACTAAAATCTTCGACTGCATAGACTGCTTCAGTTAAATTTTGTTCTACCCACTCCTCATCAATAATAACTTCATGGAGTGGAACACCAATTTCTTTAGCCGCCATTCTTGCATAGTACAAATCATCTTTCTTTCCAGTATCACCCATACTCACTACAAATGCTTGTAGATCTGGAATTTTTTGTTTGAGTAGATATGTAACGACAGTAGAATCTACTCCGCCTGACAAAATTGTACAAACAGGTACATCACTTATTAACTCATTATGTACACCTTCAGTTAATAAATTACGTATACCATCCATCACTTCTTCTTCTGACATATCTTCAATATCATCCATTGCAGGAAATTCATAATATGTTCTCTTTGTCAATTCTCCTGTTACATAATCAAATTGATAGTAACAACCTGGATCTGCTAATACTACATCAGAAGCATTAATGTTCAATGAGTTTGTAATTGCTTTTAGTTCACTTGCTACGATAATTTCTTTACCTCTCTTGAAAAAGTACAAGGGAATTCTACCCATAAAATCTCTAGCAAAGGTCAAGTAATTTCTTTTATTATCCAAGACCGCAAACCCAAACATACCATCAAGTGTTTTGATACAATCTTGTTGGTCTAAGTGAAACATATTGAGTAACAACTCTGTATCACTACTAGTCTGTAAATTGAATTTTTCTTTATGTGGATTCATACTGTGCCATAATTCACCATTATAAACTAATGTATAATTATCTTTAATCATAGGTTGATTAGATTCCTCAGTCAACCCCTGAATAGAAAGTCTATTATGACCTAAGTAAGTATTTGTTTTAATACAATAATTAACACCTTTATAATCTCTACCGCGATGATCAATAAGACTCAACGCGGCATGAAAGTGTTTTGTATCTTTAAAAATATTTCCAGCTACGAATCCACACATTTAATATTTTCAGGTTCTGGAGTTGGTCAATTCCCTTTTCATTTTACTAGGATCACCCAATCCAGCTTGAGACAAAAGTTCTTCTCCAATATTTACTTCTAGAACATTACCATTTTTCTTTGTTATATGTTCTAGATCTATTTGGGTATTGCAACTAATAATAATTTTTCGGGCAATAAGAACAGCTTGTGAAACACCTGCTGTACCCTCTAACAAATCTTTTGGTTTGAATTTACCCAGATAATCATCTAAAAAAGTTTCAAGAGCGAACCTTTTATCACCTTCTCCAAGATATTCTCTGATAAAATAGTAAACTGCTGCCAGTCCACCAATTAAACCACCATTAAGGGGTTTTTCAATATTATTCCACTTCCTAAATTTGGAATCGTTTTGAAGTTTTTGATATAGTTCGATTGCTAAACAAACACTTTTAAGTCCATAGGCTTTATGTGCCTCCATTAACTTAGAATAACCATGAACTTCAGGCCCATCTTCGTTTCCAAGTCTTTCAACATGGACACCCATATCTACTAGGTCTGATAAAGTCTGTAAGGCCTCTTCAAGTCCTTCTGCAATATCTGCCCTAAGTCTATCTACTTTACCAGCTTGTCTACGTTTACTGTTTAACTCCCTAAACTTTTGGGCTTCCGCCGCTTCACATTCTTCAATGGTATAATGTGAGGGATGTATATCTATTTGACAAGGCAATATAACATCACCACGTTCCTCAGTATACAAAATTGCAATAATTGCAGTATGTTGTCCATCTGTTACAACATAATCACCATTTGGTCTTTTAAAGACATATAAAGGTCTTGCTAATTTACCATTAAAAACTTTAGCCCCTTTAATCATCGAGATTATGACTATTCTCTGAATATCTGTGGCTACTTTAAGTTGACTTGCTTTGAGGTAAGTTATTGGTAGGTAATCGTTTTTATTGAACGATTTTCTTTTAGGTGAGAGATTTAATCTTTCAGCTATAACTGTAATAGGTACAGTCTTATTTTGTAGCAGTCTACTGCCATTTGTGTAATTTTCCATTACTATCTCCAAAAAAGTTATTTAGAGTTGCGTCCACCACGTTTAAGGTATAACAACTTACTTGATAACAAAACCATATTGTTATCTACTATTATATAGTATATCATGACTTTTTAATTTGTCAAGTGTACTATATCCGAATTTCATTTCTTTCTGAAAAGAAATACGGGTTCATATTTGAATACATCATTTGCAATATTCTTTCCTGGCATCTTTGACAGAGAAAGTTGAAATGTATCTAAGTATTCAAATCCTTCAGACAAAACTATATTTCCAGTTTCATCTTCTAATGTATCAAATGAGCTAACATTAGCTATATTGATAATTAAATAACGATTTTTCTTTAAGCCTCGGTGACAGTTTTGAATTGTCTTTCGTAAAAAACCTTCTAACCAATCTACTTTCTTTGGAAACTTTTTATAACTTTGAGTATCTTCATTAGAATATTTTTCTGTATCAAAATAGGGCGGTGAAGTGAAACACAAATCTAATGAATCTTCCTCTGGAACATAATCTTCACTTCCACTCTGAACTATTTCTAAACGTTGTTTTATTCCAAAAAGGTTTGATTGTTGACCCCAATCCTTTGCGATCTGAGTCAATCCATCAAACGTTTCTTTCGCCGGTTCAGTAGCAATATAATTTATTTGAGTTTTTATTGCTCCCAATAATCTTCCACCATAACCTCCAGACATATCCCATGTAGTTCCACCATTTGGTAAAAACTTTTCATATATTGCTTGAGCCGCAGTAGGTCTAAAATTACTAACTCCTTGTGAGCCTGACATAACCTTTAATGCTTTTCTCAAACCTGAAGGTGAATCTACATGACCAAGTTGCTCCATCTTCTTTTTGATCTTTTCTTTGTCATTAAGAAAAGTTTGTAAAGGTGTATTCATATTACCACATTTAACATCAAAGGCGTGTGGCATATAAGACCACGAAAGTGCTAGACCATGCATAGTCTGTTTTATTATTTTATTATCCAATAAGTTTCCTTGATACTGAATAAATTTAGAAAATTCTTCTCTCCTCCAAACATCATCTGTAGGATAATAAGGAAATTCGTTAGTCTCCAAACAATGCATTACCTTTTCGTTCTAAAACAATTCTACTATTTCGTATGGGCGGTTCATACGTTGGTTTATCCACTAATAACCATTGTATTTCTTGAAACACCATAGCAAAATATCTCATATCATATTGGCTTAGTCCTTGTGCTTCCCATGCAGTGTGTTTATGATACTTTACTTTTCCTGTTTCTATTAATTCTTCTCTTCCTTTAGGATCTAACATATCCATTTGAGCATGTGTTATTCTACCATCCTTCGCCGCTTCAAGTAATGCCTCATTATCTATACACGCCGGTCTTGATATAGAAATAATACTTCCATTAAATTTTTCTAACAATGCGTGATCTACGATTGGTTGAGATGTAGGTGATGAAGCAACGATTATTGTATCAAACGTGTCCATGTATGGATAAATTGTATTATAATCAGTTTGGGAAGTCACTTCTGTTACTTCATGATCTAAACCAAGAGCTAACATCTTACCAATTTTACCTGCACCTAATAATAAAATTCGTTTACCCCTTTTCCATCGGTTAATCCAATTTGCAACATTTTCTGTATCTGGATCTAAACAAACAACTCCCACTCTACGAGCTTCAGCTAATTCTAAATTGATATTATCCGATCCGTGTGCTCTACATTGAATCCATTTTAGATTTGGATATGCATCAAATGTTTTTTGTCCTATCTTGGAAAACTTAACACTCAATACTTGTGTTTCAAGATCACGTTCAATTTCATCTTGTGAGCCCATGATTTTATAATCTTCCCACTCCATTCCATTATCTGTAACTTCATCCCACGTTTTGAAGTGATCACCAAATTGATGGATTTCATTCATATCTTTTTTGTCTTTTAATACAACTCTACTCACAGTTACCCCTGTAATCTATGTAAAAGTTTTTTACGATCTTCTGCGTATTCTTTAAAAGTGGAGAAATTGAAAATTCTCACTGCAAAGTAAAAAAATGCAATTCCTAATAGTGCTACATGAATGTGTGGCCAAACAAAATATGATCCTATTAATACACATAACAAAGAACATACCCATCCACAAACTCTAATTACATCTTCATCTAATTTTTTCACCAGTTACCTCCCAGATTCCAAAATAAAATTTCACCTTTAAATTTGTCAATGTTTTGTTCTAACCAATACCAAGCCTTCTTATCCCAAAATTCATTACAAGGAAATGGAGTTTCATACGAATCCATCATATCATCAAATGCAAATTTACTCTTGACTATTTCAACTTGTTCTGTTGGTTCGATACCATATTTTTTAAATTTCTTTTTAATAGTTCCTTCACTTGATACACATACAGTATGAAAAGTTCTTGTATTTCCTGTATCAAATAATTGTGGCCACGGTTCATGTTCCATCACCATTCCAAGACAAGTAACTCCCGATCCAGAAGAAACTACTAAATGATCAAACTCTAATTCTTGTTTAACTTCGTATAGTCTAGCTTTTTGTGTTTTAATATACTCTAGATGATCAAACGCATATGGTAATCTAATGTAATCTTTTTCTCTTGCTATCTGTCCCACTTTATTATACATCACGTTCATCATATTAGGTTTAATAGGAAGAACATTTTCTGATTTGTCTAAAATATGTTTTGGGAATTTCTTAGAGTCAGGATAGGCCATAATAAATTCATAATCTAATTCTTTTGACACTTCAGAGAGTGCCCATCCAGACCAAGACCCATAAACAGAAAGATGTATTAATGGTTTTTGAGGATTAATAGTCTCTAACACCTTACGTAGAGCAGTCAGTTTACCCCACGGTGGATGTTCAACTCCATCTCCCATGAGATCATCACGTTTTACATGAACAGTTTTATCTTTTATTTTATACTGTTCTAATGGTGTGATTTCATTAATCAAAAAACCCCTCTAATGAAGATTTCTCAGTTGTTGCTTCTGATAACTTTTTCTTTTTAATAGGTTGTTGAACAACGATTGGCCCCATGCCATCCAAAGTAGAATCTTTATAAGGAGCAAAGATATCAACATTATTATTACTAGGATCAGGCTTTCTAAAACACCAAACTGATTCAATAAACCATTTTGCTTGCCATTCATCATATTTTGCTTTTCTTTCTTCATGGGTATCTCCCTCAAAAGATTTAATACTTTTAGGTCTAGCCATAATTCTCATTCCAATTTGACCTACAAAATATTCTTTAAGATCATTTACCAAATCATCACAAGATTTATGTCTTTTACCTTTAACTTTTGGGTCCATGATATTCACCATTAACCATCCACCGGGAGATAATTTCTCAAATGCTTTTTTCATTACTGGAAGATAAAACCCATCTCTCCATGCTTCATAAGAATTATAACGACTCCATGATTGATCATTTTCGAACTTGCTTCCTTCTGCATATTTTTCAGTAGCAAAATACGGAGGTGAACTAAACATGATATCAATATCATCTGGAATTTCATCCCACGGCAAATCCTCTGCCGGTGATCTATAAATTTTTACTTTCTTTTTACCTTCAACTTGAAACCAATTATCTCCAGTTGTAGTTTGGGGATTCTCTGCACCTAACCAATTATTATATTGTACGGCCATTGAGTGATAGTTTTGATGTAGATCACCATTCGGGTCCATACCATAATATTCTTCGGCATTTGATGCAAAGAATCCTGCCATTCGATCACCCCATCCTGAACTTGTGTCAAGAACTTTTTTAGACTTAGTAAAATCATAAAAGGCTTTTGCTACTGAAGGTTTAAACTGAGTAGCAAAATATGCTCCGACTCTAACACCCTCAATATATAAATTATTCTTGAGTGGCATTCCACAATCAGGATGAAGTCTCCATATTGGAGAAAGAATTTGTTTTAAATCTGTTTGATCATTCCACATAGTAATTGGGCTAGGTGAACGATCATAACTACATTTCATTCGTTCACGATTCATGAACATATCTGAAATATTATTATAATTTGAACTAAAATTTAAAATACCCATTCCCCATTCTGGAAAATTTCCTACATAGTCATCGTATTTTTCATGTACAGTTTTACATTTTTCTTTGGGGAAGATATTATCTTTTAGATTGAGATTACATAAAGTATAAAAGTTTTGTCTAACATCGTGCTCATCAAAATCTCTAAATGGAAATTTAGGTTTGTGTTTTTCAAAGAAATGTATCATAGTATCGATCATGACTTTAGCCCGTTTAGACATAGGCAAAGAAGTATCAGGATCAATATATTTTGTATTTATATTTTGCCAAGTAAATAAATCGAATACCGGCAATCCATATTCATTTGTATTATCTTCATATATTTTTAATAGTTCTTCGTTCATTTAAACTCGCAATCAACCATCATCTCTGTGAGACAGGCAACTAAGTTAATTTCTTGATCTGCAACAAACGCAGATTTATATTGATATTCTGCAATAACAAGAACAGCTTGTGGAATTGAAGTATCTTTGAGATGTTCATGTACACCATCATAAATCTTTCTAAAAATCTTTACTGGATCATTATCGATATTTTGTGTAACCCATTTACGAACTTCTGAAAAATGTTTTTCCTTCAATGCCTTCATCAGTTCAAGAAGATTGATTTCACCAATCTGTGCTAAGATACCGGCATCAATAATTCCACTTGCTGCATATCTTTGAAGTTCATTTATCACTCTCCTCATATCTGGAAAGTGTTTCAAAACTAATTCTACAAGAACCTTTTCATCAAACTTGATACCCTTCTCTGTCAAAATTTCTTTGACTCTCACTAAACATTCTTGTCCAAGTTTTGGTTTCTCTGATCTTGGAACTATAAATTCTACTACAGAGCAACGGCTATGGATAGGATCAATGATCCGATTACGAAAATTACAAGTAAAGATAAAACTAACATTGGCACTAAATTTTTCAATGAACCCCCTTAATGCAGGTTGTACCGAATCAGCATTCATATAATCTGCCTCATCGACTATTACTACTTTTCTTCCACCTGACATGGAAACTGAACTACAGTATTGTTGTAAAGTAGTTCTTACTGTATCTATATTTCTTCCCTCATTAGATCCGTTGATCATTAAATGGTCTACACCAATTTCATCACACATAGCACGAGCAACAGTAGTTTTACCTACTCCCGCTCCGCCAGATAAAAGTAAATTAGGAATTTTACCATCATCAACGAAACCTTGAAAGACTTCTTTAGTTGGTTCTATAAGAATACAATCCGCTACAGTCTTAGGACGGAATTCTTCGACCCATAAAAAGTTTTCCATGTTTATCCATTAAACGTTGAATTTTGTTCTGTTGCTATCCAATATTGTAATTTAGAATGTTCATGTGAAAAATGTGAAATACCTTTAGAAGAGATTCCAACTTCATAATTTCCACTTAAAAGTTTCATATTTTCAATCTTGAAAACCATCTGAAATTGTTTATCTGTAGTTCCAACTTCTTCTGGATGTTGATCTGCTGAAGAATTATTAGTATCAGTTGCAACTAAAAATATTTTACTTCCATCTCCTTGTACAACTAATTCTGGAACTTGTAAAATCGATGCCATTTTCAAACACATATCATACTTATCTTTTGGCATTTTAAATTGTATCTCCGGCTCCGGAAAATCAAGTTTTTTCTCTGGAGGTAATACTAACATGGCCGGATCACCATAAGTATATTTTGTTTGACCATTAATTAACAATCGATTCTCTTCAAGTATTAATTCTGGAATTTTATCATAAGCACTCATTGCCGCTAATAATCTATTAAGATCATAGATAGCAAATGTTTGTGAAATCTCTTCACTAATTTCTGCACTTGATAAAATATTTTTTTGGGGGGAAATGGTTGATAATGTCTTACCTTCCTTAAACTGTATATTCTGATTTATTGCTGCGTAATTTTTAAGTATCGCGACTGTTTCTGCTGTAAGTTTCATATAACTCCGTATGTTGATTTATTAACTGTATATTCTCTTATTATAACATATATTTTTGATTTGTCAACCATGAGGTTGCGTTATTTTTTTCTTCTTTCCTTTCTTTGCTTCAGCCCTCCTTTCTGCTCTATTTTTCTTTCGTTCTTCTTGTTGAGGTCTAGTTGTAATATCTACACCATGTGAAGCATATTCTAACTTACCTAATTCTTTTAATGTTCCATTGAACACATAAGTACCTACATGATTTACTTCCATCCAGGGGCACAACCAAGTTGTAAAACCAATCTTTCTAGACCATTGACAAAACATATAATCTTCAGACAAATAACGATCTGAACCTCCTGAACCTTTTCCTGCATAAGTATCATTATCAATGACAGTATCAAAAAAGGCGTGTATATAACGTGAACCATCAAAATGTTCTGAGCGGTTATGATCTGGCTTATATGAAAATTGAGGATATTCTTCTCTAAATTTTTCAAACACTTCTCGCCTAATCATTACAAATCCAGTACCAACTTCTAATACTTCTGTAGGTTCATCGATTTTAATTTGAGTTGTTCCTGCTGTTGGATTAAATACAAAATCACCAGTATATTTTTCTAACTCATTGGGATTTTCATCTGCAAGTCCTGCATCAACTGCGTTTCGAACTTTTTCCCATGCAATACATTTCTTTGGGTACGGACCACCAATAATAGGTTTGTCCTCATTACACAATGAAGCGAGTGCTAATACATCTTGTGGATTAAAATTAATGTCCGAATCAATGAACATCAGGTGGGTATATGGGGAACGCAAAAATTCATCGACTAGATAATTTCTTGCTCTTGTAATTAAACTTTCATTAAAGAGATAAAAGAATTTTACATCCATACCATATTTTGTAGCAGTGGTTGCTAGATCACAAGATGCTTTGGTATACATTCCCAAACACATTCCACCATACATCGGTGTACCGACAAATATTTTCTTTTCTCTTAATTCATTTATATCAATAGAAATTTTCATTTCACTTTCAGCTCTACTTTC